TTAAAGAATCGCGCCAAGGCGATCACGGCTGCGAAGTACGGTCCTGAGAACCCTGATCTTCCTAACGAGGCTTACTGGAAGCGCATGGCTGATGAGTGGGATGTGTCTACCGAAGACGCAAAGAAAAGTCGTTGCGGGAACTGCGCAGCGTTTAATGTCTCAGAAGACATCAAGCAATGTATCGCTGACGGCATAGGAAACGAAGCTGACCCGTGGGGAACTATCAAGTTAGCAGACCTCGGATACTGCCAGATTTTTGATTTTAAATGTGCGGCTAATCGTAGTTGTAGGGCATGGATTGTGGGTGGTCCTAATACTGGCGAAGCTGAAGACGAAGGCGAAGACGAGTCGCCAGAGGAAATGAATGAAGACTGAAGGCTGCTCAATTTACCAGCATAGAAGGGCTGACAACGGTCAAATTTTCTATGTTGGTAAGGCATCCAATCCTTACAGGAAAGTAAAAACTCAGAACAGAAACAGCCGTTGGCATGAAATAGTCAAAGATGCTGGTGGCTTTACTGCTGAAGAGGTAGTCTCAGATGTTGACGAAGATTTATCTTTGTTTGCAGAGCAGGAATACATAGACAAATTAAAAAAACTTAATATTCCAATTTGCAATCTAACGGCTGGCGGTCAAGGTAGGTCTGGATGGAATCCAAGCGAAGAGACAAGAAGAATTTGGTCTGAGCAAAGAAAAGGCAGAGTTCCTTATAACAAGGGAAATACAAAGCCAGTTATTGTAAAAACACAAGAAGAAAAAGATGAAATAAAAAGAATAAGGGCAGAAAAAGTATCTAAAGCATTTAAAGGAAAAGCTCCTTGGAACAAAGGACTTTCCTATGTAAACATTGTTAGCCAAGGAAGAATTCCTTGGAATAAAGGCAAAAGAGTTGTTGGCTCTAAAAGATGGAAAATTGAGCAAAGAAAGTTAGAAAGGAATAAGCCATGAAGACGGGACTCTACGCAAACATTCATGCCAAGCAAAAGCGCATCGCTGCTGGCTCAGGCGAGAAGATGAACCGAGTCGGCTCTAAGGCTGCTCCAAGTGCTGCCGATTTCAAGGCTGCTGCCAAGACCGCAAAGAAGCCGAAGGCTAAGAAGTGAGCGCAGCGTGGCAACGCAAAGAAGGCAAGTCACCGACTGGTGGCTTGAACGCTAAAGGTCGTGCCTCTGCGAAAGCTGAAGGCATGAACTTGAAGCCCCCCGTCAAGTCAGGCGACAACCCCAGACGCGCCAGCTTTTTGGCTCGTATGGGAAACATGGCTGGACCAGAGTACAAGGACGGTGAAAAGACCCGTCTTCTTTTGAGTCTCAACGCATGGGGCGCAAGCTCAAAGGCAGATGCCAAGGCGAAGGCGAAGGCGATCTCCGCAAGGAATAAGGCTAAGAAGTGATCCCAATCTGCATCTCGACGGTTAACGGCAAAGGGTTGCCTGTACTGCTTGAGTCCATCAAGCAATACGCACCAGAGGCGTTTGTTTACTTGCGTGGCACAGAGAGAGTCGTCTCTGGCTACAAGAACGCAAGGCTTATCTTTGGCGAACCCCGTAACTTTGGCGACGATTACAACGAAGTGATCGACGACGCTCTGAAGTACGCACAGGCTTGCATCGTCTGCAATGACGATGTGGTGTTGACACCGAACTCCTACCAGCGCCTATTGGAAGATGTGCAGGTGATCAAGGAGTTAGAACCCAATGTCGGATGGGTTGGCGCTCGAAGCGATTGCGTGAGACCGTCTCAGAACATCAGATACAACCCAGACGGTGACCCTCTTTACATGAACCGCTTTAAGTCCGAGCAATTCATTCGTCCAACAGACAATGTGTCACCCATCTTTGCGTACATCTCCAGAGACGCATGGCATCACGGCAGGTTTGGACCTTTGAACTGGTACTCAGACGATGTGAGCTGCGCAGACCTCACCAGTCAGGGCTATCGGCATTTTGTCTCTAGCGCCTATGTGCATCATGTTGGAAGCCAAACGATTGGCGAGAACGCACAGCAACTTGTTGCCGAGGCTTTACCTTGGATAAAAGAGAACCGCCCACAGTATGTCGAACACTTCTTTGGTACTTAATTTAGGTTCTGGCAAGGACTTTCGAGAGGACTGCATCAACGCAGACATTCAACTGCGCGTCAAGCACGACTGGTTACTCGACATCTGCAATGTGCCTTGGGGCGATGCGATCTCCACACGACTCGGAGACTTTGATGTCAAGCGTGAGATGTTTGACGCAATACTGGCAAACGATGTGCTCGAACATCTGCCCGATCTGGTGGGTGCAATGACGAGCTGCAAGGAGTTATTGAAGGTTGGTGGCGAGATGCGCATCCATGTGCCGTATGACTTGTCTTATGGCGCGTGGCAAGACCCGACTCACCTGAGAGCATTCAACGAAAAGTCGTGGCTTTACTACACCGACTGGCATTGGTATCTTGGCTGGGAAGATCGGTTTTATGTGACGCACTTGGAATTTAGGTTAAATCCATTCGCACAAGACCTAAAATTGACGCAAGAAGAAATGTTAAGGACTCCGCGAGCTGTGGACTCCATGTATGTCGTATTGACTAAGGGTAAAAAATGAATATTACTAACGAGCTTGGATTGAGCACAGACATCGCGTCGCAGGTTGACCCGACACTCACCCCTATGACAGACACCGACTTAGAAGCGATCATGGGTCAAGAGATCACAGACGCTGTGAGCTACATCGACTCTGACCTCTCACCTATCCGCGCTCGCGGTACTGAGTATTACCGTGGCGATCCCTTCGGCAACGAGGAAGATGGACGCTCGCAAGTCGTGGCGATGGAGGTGCGTGACACCGTGTCTGCCATGCTGCCGTCCTTGATGCGTGTGTTTTTCTCCACAGAGAACACGGTGGAGTTTGTCCCGCGTGGTCCAGAGGATGTGGAAAACGCACAGCAAGCCACAGACTATTGCAACTATGTTTTTAACAACGACAACAACGGTTTTATGGTGGCATACGCCACATTTAAAGACGCTCTTGTCAGGAAGTGTGGCATTGTCAAGGCGTGGATTGAGGACACCGAGTCTGTCCGAATTGAGGAATATTCGGGTCTAGATGACCAGACCTTGCAGATCGTCATGCAAGAGGGCGATGCAGATGTGAAGATCGTTGCGAGTTACCCAGACGAGACCATGCAAGGCGCGATGCAGATCGATCCGATGACGGGTCAACCAATGCCCCCAGCGATGATCCATGATGTGCAGATCAAGCGCAAGGTGACTGACAAGCGTATCCATGTGGCGTGTTTACCGCCAGAAGAATTGCTGCTTTCTCGCCAAGCGATGTCTTTCAAGGACGCACCTTTTATCGGTCACCGCAAGATGGCGACTGTGGCTGAGTTGATCTCTATGGGGTACGACGAAGACGAGGTGATGGACTATGTTGGCTCGTCCGACTTGAACGACAACGAAGAGGCTCTGGCTCGCGCACCGTTGGCAAATAACCAGTATTTGACAGAGAGCGCTAACCCGATGATGCAGAGAGTTCTCTATGTTGAGGGCTACGCCAAGGTTGACTTTGATGGCGACGGGATCCCTGAGTTGCGTAAGATGTGCTTTATGGGGTCTAGCTACAAGATGGTTCGCAATCTGCCAGCGTCTTACATCCCGTTTATTGAATTTCCTTGCGATCCAGAACCCCACACCTCACCACTTGAGGCGATGTCGATCTTTGACATTACACGCGACTTACAAGAGATCAAGTCAGAAGTCATGCGCAATACGCTTGACTCTTTGGCGCAGTCGATTCACCCACGCACCGTGATTGTCGAAGGTCAAGTCAACATTGACGACGCTTTGAACAACGAGACAGGCGCAATCATTCGTGCGCGTGCTCCGAACATGGTGCAGCCGTTGGTAACCCCATTCGTCGGTCAGGCTGCTTTCCCTGTGCTTTCTTACTTGGACGAGATCAAGGAAGGTCGCACAGGAATGTCCAAGGCATCTATGGGCTTGAACCCAGATGCGTTGCAGTCAAGCACCAAGGCTGCCGTGGCTGCCACAGTAAGCGCCAGCCAAGGACGCATCGAGCTGACTGCGCGTCTCATGGCTGAAGGCATGAGGGAGCTGTTTAAGACAATCCTATTCTTGGTCACAACTCACCAAGACAAGCCACGCATGATCCGCTTGCGCAACAAGTGGGTGCAGATTGACCCACGCGCTTGGGACAACACGATGGATGTCAACATCAATATCGGTCTGGGCAATGGCGACACCAATGAGCGTATAGCAACCATGATGCAGATACTCGCCAAGCAAGAATCCATCATCAACCAATACGGTCTTGAGAATCCTGTGGTGTCTCCACAGATGTATGTGCGTACCTTGAAGAAGGTCGTCGAACTCTCAGGATTCAAGGACGCATCGAGCTACTTTGCGGATATTCCAGAGGGATGGAAAGCACCGCCAGCTCCACAAAAGCCAAGCCCCGAAGAGGTTTTGGCTCAGGTTCAAGCCGAGTCTATTCGTGCAGACATCCAGAAAAAGGCTGCCGATCTAGAGTTACAGAGGCAACAGATGATCCGCGACGACGACTTCAGACGCGATCAAATGAACCAAGATAGACTACTTAAACAAATGGAACTTGAGTTAAAGTACAACACACAACTGAATACCGCAAAAATTGTTGCGGAGCAGAATGTCAACCGCGAGGTTATTCGAGAGCAAAGTGCGTTGGTACAACAGGCGATGGCGCAAGCCCAGCCAGCACCAATGCAACCCATCAACCCACAAGGAATGGTCTAAGTGAGCAAACAAGAAGAAGATGTAAGAAAAGGCAAGAAGGCTGAGTCGCTAATCGCTGACGAGGCTTTCTCAACTGCTTTACTAAAAATGGAGAATGATGCCGTCTGGTTTTGGAAAGATACGAAGCCAGAGGACATCACGAAGAGAGAACACGCTTGGCATATGTTGCGTGCGATTGACAACTTCCGAACCGAGATTTCCAAAATCATGGACAACGGGAAAGTCGCACAGCGCCAGATTGAGCGTGAACAAAAGTCGTTGGTGTAAAGGACTAGGAAATGGAAAACCAAACCCCTATGTCTGTAGCTGATGCAGCTAGTGCTCTTGATCAGATGATGTTGCCGTTAGACGGAGAACAGCAGAAAACTGACAAGGCGCGTTTGACCGAAGAGGAAACTCAAGAGGTCGCGGTCTCTGTTGATGAAGAATTGGATGTGCAAGACGACGAATCCAATGAAGAAACGACAGAGGAACAATCAGAGTTAGATGAAGAAACCGAAGAAGAAGAAAAGCCAGCCGAGGTCTACACCGTCAAAGTTGACGGTAAAGAGGTCGAGGTCACGCTAGACGAACTTCAAAAAGGATATTCTCGAACTCAGGATTACACACGAAAGACGCAACAGATCGCTGAGACCCGTAAACAGGTCGAGGCTGAGGCTAGTGCGATTCGTGCCGAGCGTGAACAGTACGCCCAGTTATTGGGAGCGTTGAAACAGCAACTTGAGTCAACTGAAGCACCTGTCGATATGGATCGTCTTTATAACGAAGACCCCATAGAGTGGGTGAGACAGTCAGAAGTGATGCGCCAGAAGCAAGACAAACTCGCAGCTATTCAGTCTGAACAGCAGCGACTGTCGCAGCTCACAGCGCAACAAAGAGCACAGGAAATGCAAGCTCACCTTGCGTCACAGCAAGAAGCCCTGATCCAAGCCGTACCCGAATGGAAAGATTCCAAGAAGGCACAGGCTGAAAAGGCTCTACTCGTCGAATTCGGTAAGAAGATCGGATTCAGCGACGAAGAACTCAAGAATGTTTATGACCACAGGGCTGTCATTGCGTTGCGTAAAGCAGCGCTCTATGACCAGATGATGTCCAAGCGTGGGCAGATCAAGCCAGTCGTCAACAACGGTCCTCGCCCCGCCAAGCCTAGTGCAGCAGGTCGCGTCTCCACAACAACTGAAAGTACACGCGCAAAACAGCGTCTTGCAAAGTCAGGTCGCGTCAATGACGCTGCCTCCGCAATAGAACTTCTTTTGAAATAGGACACTCAAATGGCAATCGTAACCAACACCTTTACAACCTTTGATGCAAAGGGTATCCGCGAGGACTTATCCAACATCATCACTAACATCGCTCCCGAAGAGACTCCTTACATGAGCAACATCGGTCGTGAGTCAATCAGCAACTCATTGTTTGAGTGGCAGACTGACACATTGGCTTCTGCTGCTGCTAACAAGCAGTTAGAGGGCGACGATGTAACTTCTTTCGATAGCGTAACTGCTACTGTGCGTCTGCAAAACTACGCTCAGATCAGCCGTAAGACTATCGTCTTGTCTGCAACTGAAGAGACCGTCAACAAGGCTGGTCGTCGCTCTGAATTGGCATACCAAATTGCCAAGCGTAGCGCTGAGTTGAAGCGTGATCAAGAGTTTTCAATGTTGAACGGTGCTGTCGCTGCTGCTGGTAACACCACAACAGCTCGCGGTACTGCTTCATTGCAAGCCTTCATCAAGACTAACTACGACATGCAGACGAACGGTGCTAACCCCACTTACACGACTGTGCCTACTGGCGCTCGTAGCGACGGCAATGTGCGTACTTTCACAGAGACCATCTTGAAGAATGTTATTCAACAAGTTTGGACTTCTGGCGGTACACCAAAAATCTTGATGACTGGTCCAGTCAACAAGCAGCGCGTGTCTGGCTTCTCTGGTATCGCATCTTCACGCTTCAACATTGATGGCGGTGCTCGTCCTGCAACCATCATTGGCGCAGCAGACATCTATGTGTCTGACTTCGGCAATGTGCAAGTCGTGCCTAACCGCTTCCAGCGTGAGCGTGACGCATTCGTGATCGATCCAGATTACGCAAAAGTCACAACCCTGCGTCCTTACCAACAAGTTGAGTTGGCAAAGACTGGCGACGCTGAAAAGCGTATGCTGATCGTTGAGTGGGGTCACAAAGTGTTGGCAGAGAATGCCCACGGCATTGCTGCTGACTTGATCACATCTTGATCTAACTAGCGAAGGGTCTGGGGTAACTCAGACCCTTTTTTTACATGAGCGAAAAAAGATTATTCAGCACAGACGAAGAACAGGGGATAACCCGTTACTTCCACTTTGACGACGAGACAGGACAAGCAACGATTCAGACACAGCAAGATGTGACTGCGATCATTGAAGAGAATAAGCAAGAGTACGCACAAGTTGATGAGCGTGCTCGGTGGGGCGAGTGGAGCAGAGTCGCCAGCATCCCGATGTCTATCTACTTCCAGCTCAAGGCTGAAGGGAAATTAGACGATCAGGCTTACATGAAAAAATGGATTAACGATCCAGAAAACAAGTATTTCAGAACTAGATCAGGAAAAGTATGACCCAAAACTACATTGCAGTCTGCACACCAGCGCGTGACATGGTTCACGCAAATTATGCTTTTTGCATAACCAACATGGTGGCGCACCACACTATCAACACGACTGATGCCGTGTCCTTGAAGATTATGCAAGGAACACTTATCCAGACCCAGCGTGCTGACTTGTGTTTAGACGCAATGGCTGAGGGTTGTACCCATATCTTGTTTGTCGACTCGGACATGACCTTCCCGCAAGACATGATTGAGAGACTCTTAAAGCACGACTTGGACATCGTGGCAACGAACTGTGCAAGACGCAGACTGCCGACAGGTCCAACTGCCCAGCGCTATGACGAGAATGGCGAGAGAGAACTGATCTACACAATGCCAGACTCCACAGGGATTGAGGAAGTCGGCTCTATTGGTATGGGCGTAATGCTCATCAAGCGCAGAGTCTTTGAGCGTTTGAGTGAACCTTGGTTCGAGACTCCTTGGCGTACTGAGAAGCGCGGTTATGTTGGTGAGGATGTTTTTTTCTGTCGTAAAGCACAGGCTGCTGGCTTTAAAATCTACATAGACCACGATGTGTCGAAGGAAATCGGACACATTGGGACTTTTGAATTCAAGCACGATCACACTTGGGTGATGCGCGACTTGGAGAAAGCAGAAAAGGCTGAAGATGGCGCTAACAACATATGCTGAGTTAAAGACATCTGTCGGGGACTGGCTTAATCGCTCAGACCTGACTACTGCCATTCCTGACTTCATTAGTCTGGCAGAGGCTCAGATCGAGCGTAATCTGCGCACTAGACAGATGATTGTGCGTGCTACCGCGTCGATCACTACAGAATACTCCGCAGTCCCAGATAACTTCTTAGAAGTTAAGTCTTTCAAGCTCGACACCAATCCAGTCACGCCATTGCAGTTTGAGACTATCGACTCAATGGACACTCTGGCGGTTACTTATCGCACATCAACCAAACCTATATTTTTTACCGTGGTGGGTGAGCAGTTTCGCTACCTACCAGTACCAGATACTGCCTACACAGGCGAGTTGATCTATTACGCAAAGTTGAGTAAGTTATCAACTAGCAACACAACAAACTGGCTATTGACTGCTGCTCCCGATGTTTACTTGTATGGTGCTCTTATGCAAGCAGCTCCGTACCTGCAAGATGATGCGAGAATTACGGTATGGGCATCGATGTACCGATCTGGTCTTGAAGAGGTTACAAAGGCAGATGATCGTAGCTCTTCAACTGGTGGTGTACTGATCACACGCGCAAGAACTTTGGGATAACAGATGCTAGTGAACACAACAAAAGGCGAGATGGATGCCTCCTTGCTAGAGAAGCGAGAAGGAACTATCGACACCGACAACGAGACGACGAACTGGGTGGAATATTGGCTAGAAGGCGAGCTTGTGCATCGCTCAGTCCATATGACCTTAAAACGAAATGTGACTGGTGAAGCAGTCGCTCAATCTTTAAGTTAAGGGAAATATTATGGCTAACACGCAAGCAATGTGTACAAGTTTCAAGGTTGATTTACTCAACGCTGTACACGCATTTTCTACCAGCGTACCAGCTCACACAGCAGGTACTGCCGACACCTTCAAGGCTGCCTTGTACTTGGCTTCTGCCACGGTTAACGCAACGACAACCGCCTATTCGTCTACTGGTGAGGTGACTGGTACTAACTACACGGCTGGCGGTGCTACGGTGACATTTGGTACAGCGCCAAGCTCTACCAGCACGACAGCATTTGTGACTCCAAGTGCATCCATTAGTTTCTCTAATGTGACCTTATCAACTGCCTTTGATGCCGTCTTGATCTACAACTCAAGCCAGTCTAATAAAGCAGTCAGCGTCCACACCTTCGGTTCACAGACCGTAACGGCTGGAACATTTACATTAACCATGCCGACAAATGATTCAAGCACAGGCTTGATCAGACTCGCTTAATAAAGAGGCAGCAAGATGGCTGCTTACGGCTCTGGCAGATATGGCTACGGTAATTGGGGCATTGGAGAACTTAGTGCTGCAATTACAGGCAACTCGTCAACCCTTGGCATTGGCACGCTTGGCGTAAACATATCCGAGCAAGAAGACGGCAATGTCGCCACGGGTAATGTCGGAACAGTCGGCATCTCCAGAACTGTTGCGATAACAGGTAACTCGTCAACCTTATCTGTTAACTCAGTCTTAGTATCTCCAATTCTTACAGGTAGCTCGTCAACTGGTGCTGTCGGCACGATGTTGGCAGAGACCATCTCCTTTGTTGATATTACTGGCGTTGAGGGTACTGGTTCAGTCGGTAGCGTTACAAATGCAGTATCTATTGCGATAATTGGGGTTGAGGCATCTGGCTCTGTCGGGACAATCATTGGCTACGGCTGGAGCGTAGTAGCAGACACGGCAGAGACTTGGACGGCAGAGACAGATACGCCAGAGACTTGGACAGCAATCGCAGACAATTCAGAAACATGGACGCAAGTCCCAGCATGAAGGTGAAATATGGCAGATACCACAACAACCAATCTATTACTAACTAAACCCGAAGTCGGGGCTAGTACAGACACATGGGGTACAAAGATCAATACCGATCTGGACTCGGTAGATGCAATCTTTGCAGCAGCAGGTACTGGCACATCGGTAGGTCTTAATGTTGGCTCTGGTAAGACAATTACTCTTGCTGGAACAATTAAATTTGCTGGCTCTACTTCTGGAACTACAACGGTTCAAGCAACTGCGGTTGCTGGCACTACCACTTTGACGCTACCAGCAGCAACCGATACCTTGGTTGGTAAGGCAACCACAGATACTCTGACAAACAAAACGCTGACCACACCAGTTATCAGTTCACTTTCATCTGCATCTGCTACTGCGCTAACTTTGCAGTCTGCTGGCACTACTGCGATTACTGTTGATACTTCACAGAATGTGGGGATTGGTACTAGTTCGCCATCTGCAAAACTTCATGTAAGTGGCGGTCAATCTTATGTTACTGGTCAATCTAGTGCTGGTGCTTATAGCCGATGGTATAACAATGCTCAAACTACTGGTGATTTTCAAGTAGGTCAAGGATGGCTTTCAGCAAGCGATAACATTGGTGTTCTGTGTAACAATGCAAATGCCGCAATGATTCTTGGCACTAATGGCACAGAGCAGATGCGTATTCCTTCTGATGGTGGCATTAGAGTTGGAATGCAGAATTATGCTTCTCCCCCATCTTCTACCAATTATGGTGTTTTGATAAATAATACTAATTCAGGTTCAACATTTTTTGGTCAAGGTTCAGGCACAGAAACTCACATGGCATTTGGTAACACCAATGGCGTAAGAGGTTCAATTCAAACAAATGCTACTGTTACTTTATTTAACACAACATCAGACTATCGTTTAAAAGAAAATGTTGTGCCAATGGCAAATGCTTTGGCTACTGTATTGGCGTTAAAGCCATGCACTTATAAATGGAAAGTTGATGGTTCTAATGGTCAAGGCTTTATTGCCCATGAATTGCAAGCGGTTGTGCCTGATTGTGTCACTGGTGAAAAAGATGCTGTTGATGAAAACGGTGATATTAAACCGCAATTTATTGACACATCATTTCTAGTAGCAACACTAACAGCAGCAATGCAAGAACAACAAACAACAATCAACGCACTAACCGCCCGAATCGTGGCGCTTGAGGCTAAATAATGACCTCAGATCACACAACTGAAGGCGCTGCTGCAATCGTCGCCAAGGTAGCACCTCCAGTTACTGTATCCCTTGCGACTGTCGCTGGCTATCAGGTCAGCGAGATATTGATATGGGCTACCCTGATCTACACCGTCTTGATGATCTGCCATAAGTGCTACCAAATTTATAAAGAGGTGAAGCATTGACCCTTTCAGCCTCCTCTTATTGGCACAAGGCGCTGTCAGCGCTATCAAGCAGGGGTGCGACTTTCTACACCAAGGTCGTATTCAGCTTGAGTCTGCTAAGAAGACTGCCGAGGGA